CTCACGATCAATTGCCTCAGCCACAGCATCACTAGCATCAGCCTGCTTCTGCTTCGCTTCAGTCAACGCATCCGACAACTGGGTATAGATTTCCGAACCAATCGACGCACCAAAGACTGCCTCATTCAACAAACCAGTCGCCTTAGTCAAACCATCAGTCGCCTCAGTCTGCGCATCAACAGCATCAGCACTCGACAACTTCGCCTCAGCCAACGCAATCTCAGCCTCACGAATCGACTGAGGAGTTGACTCAGGATCAGAACGAGCCTTCTTCAACGCCTCCTCAGCATCCTTAATCGCAAACAACGAACCCTCAACGTTGTACCCAGCCCGCTCTAAACCACGCTGAGCCTGCTCTAGCTCTTTCGCAGCCTTCTTAGCCTGAGGGGAATCGGCACCATACCCAGCCACAGCAGCGTCCAACGCAGTCTGGGCATCAAGCAAATTTGTGTTGGCTTCAGTCAAAGATTGACCAGCCTTAATTGAAGCCTTCTGCGCAGCAGTGAAAGACTTCTGTGCAGAGTTGCTTAACTTCAAAGCGTCGGTGTACAACTTCAACTTCTCTGTAGCAGTCTTCACAGCCTTAGTAACACCCCCCCCACCGCCACCAGCGCCATCACCAAAAGTATCTGCTGTGATCTTGCCAGTCTTATTGAAGAAGCGTTCAGCCTGGTCAGCAGACATCAACTCAGTTTTGAAGCGATTCACAGGGATTGCGATTGAAGCAAATGACTTCTTTAAGGCATCAACGTCGATGGCAGAACTGCCAAATGCTTTACCCAAATCTCCAATCACAGCACTTGGATTTGCCAACAAATCTATTTGAGCCTTAGCAATGTAGAAGCCTCGATAGATCACGTTTGCTGCTGTAGCTGCTGCAACAGCGATTTTCTCAAATACTGATATAACTCCCGCACCAGCATTGCCAGATTCAAAAAGTAATTGTTGAAATCCAGCAATTAAACCGTTCTCGGTAATCACAGTAGTGATACGTGAAACAGCAGGTGCAACCTTGTCGGTTAAGAACTGAGCAAACTTATCTAAGTACGGCAGCATTGCCATACCGATAGTTTCAACAATCTCACCAAATTGTGTTTTAACAATTTTCAGTCTTCCACCAAATGTGTCGGCAGCAGTAGCAGAAGCACCAGCAAAAGTGGTGTTAAGAACATCAAGGACTTTGCTGAAATCTTTTGACTTGACCACATTTTCGTCAAGTGGAATACCCAACTTCTTCAACGCAGTGAAGTTGCCCATGCTTGCCTTACCAAGGCTGATGGAGACAGTTTCTAAATCTTTTCCAGTAGCTGCAGCAATGTTTTGACTCGTAATCAACAGCCCTGTTGCTTTGTCGTAGTCACCGGTGGCACGGGTGAGATTGCCCAAGGCTGCTCGAAGGTTGGTGTCAGATTCACCAGTCAAAAGTTGTTGAGTAGCAATCAACCGTTCAGTTGAAGTAATTAACTGATCACTAGCTCCGAAGGTTGTATCCAACTGTTTAGCCAGCAAGGCTTGTGACTTCTCGTCTTCCATCGCAGCCTGAACGGCTTTAGTGGCAAACGCACCGACAGCACCAAAAGCAGCAGCACCAGCAATCGCCATCGTTTTGAATGACGGCAACAAACTTGACACTTCGGTCTTTAGACCTCCCATACCATCGTTGACTTGTTTGATGCCCTTCTTATACTGCTCTGCGTCAGCAAGGAACCTAACTACGAATGTGCGAACGCCAGCCATAAGGCAATTCTAGATGACATCCTCACAAGCCGAGCGTAAGGCACGGAAGTCTGCCAACACGGAAGACCACAACGCTTTACCTTCAAGACCTTCATACTTCGTCAACACTTTCCCAGCATCCCACCAAGCATCATTCATCTCAACACTGACAGTACGCTTGCGTCGAGGTTGCGCAGACTGACGTGGCGATCTTGGTGTCGGATTCGATGCAGGTTCGTATTGGAAGTCTGTGTCAATGAATGTTCCTGATTGGTCGTGAAACTCCCAAGGTTGATCTGGTGCATGTTGTGGAAGGTAGAAAATACGAGCAGGGTCTTTGGTTGCAGGATCGCCTTGCAGGTTCAGCCGTTCATGCAGTTCACCCCATATCGCTCGCCACAATCCTGCTGGCACACGCTCAGCAAGAGGTAACACCAAGTGATAATGAGGATCGTCTAGGCGATGTGAATAGGTGGAATAAGCAAGATATTCGTAGCCGTCCAGGTTGGCGTTGGCAAATGATTCACCGTCCATGTCGACCACCAACGCTTCAATAAAACGAACCGAAGTATTGCCCCTAGTCCTACCTTGGTGGTATTCCACAGGCGACCACAACGCACCATCAGATTTGTTGGAGTTCTCTTCATGGTGCATCAAGCGTTCTTTGAGGTCATACCAATTGGAAGCAAACGGCTTCGGCTTAATAGATTTAAGTGAATCAAAATAGACAACCATGAACGCCTCCCTACCTACACAGTAGCGAAACCACCCTCAAAGTCAACGATCTTTAAGTTGCTCCAAAACCCTATCAATAGCGTCTAAATAGTACTTTGCGATGTTTTCTTTATTCTTTCGCACGGCTGGCCAGAAGAAATAACCCGACTTGCCTCGATGCCTAAGAAACTGGGTTGTTCTGCCCCCACCTTTACGAAACATCTCTGTTCCAGATCGAGACTTAGCTCCAGCCACAGTCCTGTTAGATGCGCCATGTTTGCCACCACCAAACTCGGCACCAAAGAATACGTCACCCCTAGTCACCTTAATCTTGCGCATTCGATTAGGTCTGCTTACAGATACGAACCCAGATTTCTCACTCAACTTAATTGTTGGAATGCGATCACGCTGGGCTCTTAAACCTTTCATCACTTCCAACGCTTGACGATTACGTGTCACGGTTGCAGCCTCAAAAGTAGCTGCGATGACTAATAGTTCTGCTACGCCTTGACCAGCGATTCGAGCCTGTTTATTAAACTCGGGATATGTCTTAGATAGATCACGGAGGAAGTCTGCGATGCCTTCAATCTGCACCGGTGCATTCATTGCATCGCTCGCGTTGAATGATCCTGCTCGACCTGCCATAGACGAATACTACTTGCCTAGATGAATCGCTCTCCAACGAAGGTACGCCAACATTGTAAACAGCATTCTTGGTTCTTCTGTCAGCAGCACTGATGGTGCAATTCCTGTCTCACATGCGAGATATGAAATTACCCAGTGGGCTGACTGATCTCCAAAGGGACGATCACTGCGTCTGCGCTATCTCCCACTTCAAGTGCTTCAATCTCATCGCACCATGATTCAAAGTCCAAGCCAGTCTTCTTCAACCGTTTCTCTGCATGCCAACCAAGGTATGCAAGATCAGTCAAAGTGAGTTCTGCTTCAAACTTGGCAACACTGCGATTGTATTTATTCTCAAACGCAATGAAGTCTGGAAAGGCAGCAATGATTGTTCTTTGCTTGCCATCTAATGCACTAGTCAAACTGAGTGCTATTTTCATTCTCTACCTCCGCAGGTAAGGGATTTGATTACTAAAGAACTATGCGCCAGTCCCTGTCTTAGTGATTGCACCAGAGATTGGATACGTGATTGAAACTGTGGCTAGGTCACCAATCGCACCATTTACAGGTGTCCACGAAGTTGGCAAAACACTAAATGCATAACTTGGATTGCTTGAAGAAGCAGCAGCAGTTCCGTTTGGCTTGACTGTCATAGCGACAGCAGTACCTGCTGAGAAAGCATCCCAGAACAACTTTTCAATTGTTGGATAATCCTGTTGGAGTTCAAGCGTGACCGAGTTGTCAATCATGCCTTGGATGCGAGTCATAGCTGACGATCCCATTGCCGAGGTAACAACTTCAGCAGCTGTGGTCGACAATGTAATTGATGTGACATACGAGCTGATGTCAGTTGCAGCAGTACCGAAGGTCACTGCCACGTTTGTGAGGACTTGCTTTGCCATGATTCTTCTCCTGCCTTATCGGCTATCGAGTTGGGATTCTGCTCGGCTGAGCCGATGCGATAAGACTACACGCCACAACACACCATCGGCAAGGGGTCAGGCGTACACCGTCACAACAAAATCAATTGCCAAATATGTGGCGTCATTCGCTTCAAGGGTAGAGATGTTGTTTGCTGACTCAACAATCAAATCTTGCACCACTCCACCCAAAGTTCGATCAGATTCAATCGCCTGACGAATTGAAGTTGTACCCGCATAAGACAGATAACCATCCAAAAGTGATTGAGCAGTACGCTCAGCCGAACGACCAACCACAACACTGACTGTGAACTTGTGAGTGATCAAACCCCCACCCATAGCCCCGTTGTACTGAATTGAATCTAACAGTGGCCAGGCAAACGGAGTGTTTACATTGTCGGGCTGATAGGCGTAAGCCCTAAGCCCTGACACTGTTGACAGGTTCGCAGCCAAACCAGTCTTGATTTGAGAGACGGTAGTTGCTGAACTCATGCGAAGAGGCGCATGCGTCGGTACGGCTCAACAAGTTGTGCCACGTCAGGATCAAGCGCACGGCTCACTCTGATAGCACCCATGTCACCAAAACCTGCGACGCCCAATGGCGAGTCGTAACGTTTAAAAAGTCTTGAAGCCTGAATGATTGTCGCTTGCGTAACAGGTTCAGGTATAGATGGCCACCCGAAGTTAGCTGTCACCTGAACCAAAGCCTGCTCACCATAGTTGGCATTAACAGTTGGAAACAGATAATCGCCAACAGCACGAATCTTATCATACGACCAAGTGAGTCCATCAAGATTTCCGTTCAACGGCTCCAATTGATAATCGGTCACAGTCCAAGTGACATCAAATCCGTTACCTGGAAACGATGAAGTTTTGAGTGTGATCGCTGTTCCAGAGATGTCATCAATGTTGCAGTAGAACTCGTTTTCTGCTTGATACACACGAGATGTTGCAGAACCAACAGCCCAAAACTTACGATTGCAGTAACCATCAATGAGACGTGAAGCAGCACCAGCACAGTTGTCAATCAAGTCATCGTCAACAACATCGGCTGTACCAATACGGAGGGCAGCCTTGATTTGGTTCTTTGTTGCGTAGCCATTGGTGATGGTCATAGTGTCTTAATACTACTTCAAGACAATCCAGTCCTTACGGTAGGCAACACCTATCCCAAGGAACGACCCTTGAACCGAATCGTACTGGTCAACAAACTCAACAAAGTTATGGGTTTGCTTGTGTGCAATTTTATGTTCCTGCCAGTAGATACCTACATCTAAACAGGAGTCAGAACTTATGTCGTGAAAGACCTGAATATTGCATTGTTGAATAGTCAATTCTGCGTCTCTTTTGACACCTTCGTAGCTGTGATCCCCGTCAATAAAGATGCAATCAAAGAATTGTTTGCTGATCCATTTTGAGAATGATTTGCTTTGCGAATCCTGTTGCCGGTATTCATATCCTGCTAAAAGGTCAGGTTGATCTATTAAATCCACTGCTACTGCCGTGTTGAAACCAGGATTTGTTTGACGCAAGGTTTCGACCTGCATTACAAAGGTGCCACCGTGTCGAGTGCCAATCTCCATATATGAATTAATTTGTCTTGCCTTTGATATAAGCCAAGCCATATAAGGAGCGAACTGATTTGGATACTGCCATATACGCAATCCAAGACCAGGTTGGAAAACCATCTCTGCTGGTAACTCTTTAGGATTTTCATGGTTAAATCCAAACTCTGGTAAAAGACTTAACCAGACATCAGCATTTAATAAAAATTCAGGTTCTATTGTGCGTAACTTTTGTCGCACAGTTTCAACTACATGATTCAAGAAGTTCACCTACCTCTTGGCAAAACAAACTTCTTTGAGTAGCCACCACATTTCGATACCCAGCCTGCGCTTGATGATGGGTATTCCAATCAGCAAGCACCATACGCAATGCAACAGAAGCCTGATTTAAAGAATCAAACTTGTAGAAATCCTTTAATGGCATATCAGCATCAAAAGCTGCTGCACCAAGTTTTGTCGATAAAACAACGCAACCAGCAGATGCAGCTTCACGAGGGGGTCGATCCCTGCCAGGGTGACGACCAAAATCCATATACACCTGCGACGACCACCACACACCTGCAACACCAGCACGATCAAAACCACGTAATTCAACAAACTCAACATCAGGATGAGCAGCCATAAAAGGTCTCAGCAACCCAGCATCCTTGGCAGGGTTGACAACGACACGGGGCAACCTAAGAACATCAGCATTTAAAACATCAACCCAATCAGTGAGCATCAACTGATCGCCACCAACATTATGACGCACATACTCCCACGCATATGCCGACTGACAAAGATGCAATGAAATTCCAGACCAATCAGAATGACCATGCGAACCAAAATTGTCGACACTCAACCACCACAACGCACAACGATTTGCTGCAAACTGTTGAGCCAAGTGTGGCCATATCTCTGGTAAGACGACCAGCACATCTGCAGGTACACATTTAACTACTGGACAGTTATAACGGCTGTAGGCATTATGGGTTGAGGGCTGAGGATAATAGAAGATCGCAGCTGACCCAGGCTCTATCTCGTTGGCTGTAGCAACCAACTGATGTAACGCTTCAACACCACCAGTCACAGCAACATTGGGTGAAACAACGATCATCTTCAACATTTGTTAATCCCAACCAAGTGTTCTTCTTCGACCCAAATCCCAAGCCCCTGCGTCAGGTATTCCTGACCGCCAACGCATCTCATGGAGATTGTTGTTGTCTGCAAAACTGCGTTGATTCTTTTCGCCAAAGACAGGATTCGCTTTGAGCGTTGACGAATTGTCATGCCCAACAACAGCATCCGAAACCATGACAGGGATGTTGAATGCTTTGGCACGTTGCTCGTAATCGTTATCTTCAAAATAGGCTGGCACATAACACTCGGAGAACAAACCAATTTTGCTCACCACATCCTGACCGACCCAAACACAAGACCAGTTCTGTTCCGTTCTTACAACCATATTGTCTTCACAGTCAGCATAGAAATGTTCTAGTTGACCTGGTTGAAAGTATGCATCCGAGTTCAACAGCAACCAGCCCTGTGCATGAGGTGTCGCCTTGATTCCAAGATTCCAAGATGGTGCAACACCAAGGTTGGTTGGCATACGCCACAGATACCAGTTCTGAATGTATTGCCAGGGAGCAGTCCAAGCCAACATGTCAGGGTCGTAGCCGTCACCGTTATCGACGATGATTAGCCGTTCAACAGGATAATCAATCGAGCGAATAGCTCGTTCCAGAAGGTCATACCTGTTTAGGACGGGGATGATGATGACTGGCACCATTCAGATAATCCCTTCATCACAGGCTTCCAATAAGCCTCGTACACAGCGTCAGCCTGGTATTGCCTAGCAAAGTCCACAGCCACCTGATCCACGCCTCTCGGAGCCTTATAAGCCTCTCTCAGGGCATCCACGATGCTCGGTATCTGAGGGGTGCAGAACCATGCCCGTTGAGCTGCATCCCAGAATGGCTGCACTTCAACCTTCCAACCAGAACCAACCAATTCGGGTTGAGCCGTATAGTCCGAAACAATCACAGGAATGCCACAAGCCTGAGCCTCAATAACAGCCAACCCAAACCCTTCACCCATTGAGCAAGCCAATAACACATCGGCACTTGAATACATTGCAGCCAAAGCCGACTGAGGGAATCCAGCCCGATACGCATACTGATCAATGAATTTATATTGCTCAGGTTCTAACCCTGATGCTTCCATCAACGCTGGCAAATTGATTCCACCTTGCGCACCGTCACGTTCCGTGTGAAGAAACAACACTGCATCAGGATGCGTCTTAGCGAACACAGCAAACGCCAACACATTCTCAGCAAACGATTTGCGTGAAGGATTCGTACCTTTGTTGGCAGCGTTCATCATCACAACAAATTTGTCTTCTGGAATATCCATTATCTCTCGACCTGTCACTTGCGTCTGACCGGCGCTATAAGTTCTCCCAGGTTTGAATGAAGACTCAATGCCGTGAGGTGCATAAAAGTTTTCTATATCTGCCTGATCTAACATTGAAGCACCAAACTTTGACATCGCTATTGGCTTCACGTTAGGTCGAGCGCACCAAGATAAGACATCAGGTGGGCAAGGAGAATGATCAATCGGAACCCAAGATGCGATGTTTGGACATAAATCAAAAGACTTAGATTGTAAAACCCAGACATCAAACAAGGTCATTAAGATTGGTGGCAAGTTCTTATTACCGTTTGCCCAGTCCATCCAATGCGCAACAGTGATGTCGTCCGAATATGGTGCTGAACCTCTCGGATATAACTTGATTCCATTCCAAACAGATGTTGATCCTTCAAGACCATACATTGCGTGGACTGCTACTTCGTGACCTTCTTTGATGAACCTCGGGACGATTTGCGCTGTTTGCTGACCGTATCCGCTGTTGGTGAAGGGGGCGTTGGAATACCAGAGGATTCGTAACGAGTCTCTATTGGAAGGTCTGCTACTTCCAAGTATTGTGCCACGCCCATTCGGACTAGTAGCTGTGCTTCCTGGGGTGGTAGTTCTACGGGTGTGCCTCGGACTAGTACGAGCATCTTTCACTTCCTTCTCCTTCGCAGATCGCAGGGGGGAATAGAAATAGGGTCGGTACGCCCTGCGTGTTCGTACCGACCCTAAGCCTAGGGGAATTATGGGATGTAAGGGAACAAGCCCCTCAGCCTTACGGCTGGAGGAGATGCTTGACGTGTGATGTTTGTGGCAAGTTGCCGTCAACACGGAATGTGCAACGGAACGTGCGGAGGTCTGCGCTGAATGCGAAGTCATCCGAAACATCAATCTTGATTCCACCAACTTGTCGCACGTAGTACGAAGGTAGGTGTCCAACGATGACGCTCTTGCTGGTTGTAGCAAGATCGGCCATTGATGGGTTCTCAAAGATTTGACGACCCAACAATGTGTCAGGAACGTCAACAGCCAACGATGGGCTGAAGAGGTAGATGCCGTCGGTGGACTTGATCGAGCGAACTGCGCCGATTGTCTTTCCGTTCATCATCCAGCCAACACCTGGCAAGTTACGAGCTGCGCCATCAAGGCTGTAGTACAAGTTGATCAGGTCGTTGCCTGCGAGTACTGCTGTGCCTGCTGCGGTACCGCCAACAGCTGATGCTGCGACGATGCCCTTTGGCTGGTTCGTGCCTGAACCTGTGGTCAGTGCTGCACCAACACGGTAGCCGAGTTCGGCTCCAGCCTGGCTTGCAATGAACGACAAGATGTCAACGCCTGCATCTTCAATCATCTCACGGGATACTTGTACGAGGAATGAGTACTTGTATGCGCTGAGGGTGATGAAGCTGTTGAACAATGGATCGGACTCTGCGATTGCTGTGGATTCGCCAACGATTGCTGCTGTCGAATATCCTGCCTGCGATGGAATCTGCAAGCTCTCGCCACCGTTGGTGTTCAACACCGTTGATGTCTGAAGAACTGGAGCTGCCAAACGGGCAAGTGTGATCACTTGATCGTAGAACGATGTTGGGACTGGTGAACCAGTTGAGGACTTGAGGATGTCACGCTTCTCAAACGATGCGCTACGAATCTCGCCCTTAGCCAATGAACGCATGATTTGTGCGTCATCAACTGCTGGTGTTGGTACCGAGTTGTTCGGACGGACTTGATCAGCAATCTCACGAGTTGCTGCATCCATGCGAAGTTCACGGGCTTCATCTTCACGAAGTTTCTTGATGGTCAATGCTCGCTCATCAAGTTCTTTGTTGATGCGATCATATGTCTGTGTTTCTTCGGATGTGAGGTCACGCTTTTCTGCTGAGGCTTTATCCAAGATTGACTTGGCTTCGTCCCATGCTCGTTGACGGACTTCAACTTGACGGTCTAGATATTCTTTCATTTGATTTTCTGCTTTCAGATAGTTGATGAATTGGGGATACGCAGGGAGTTACTACTTCTCAACCTGATGTGGCTCCACATACAGCAACATTGATGACGGCTCCGTCAACTATGCAGTGACGAAATGCTAGATGACTTTATTTAACAAATCAAGGTGCTTAGCCATGATGCCAACAGATACCGGTGCCAATTGTGGTGCTGGCTCAAGTTTGGCAACAGTTTCACGAAGCAACATTGCATGATCTTGTGACAATGTTTTGCCTGATTCCAATGTGGTGATTGCTGCTGCAAGTTGATCTGCATCAATTCCTGTGCGCTCACTCAACGCATCCAAGGATCGAACAGATGCTTCTGTCGCTGTGTACGCAGGGAATCCTGTGACAACGCTGACTTCAAACAATTTGATTTGACGTAGTTCACGTGACTGTCCATCGTCTGACCAGACATCACCACCTGAAGGGACAGAGAAACCGAATGACATTGAGTTCACATCGCCACGCTTCATCAACACTGACAGGTCACGACCAATCGTGGTGTCAGGTAGGGACGCATCAACGAGCAGTCCTTTTGAGTCTTCAGATAGTCGCAGTGTTTTGGCACGGGTTGTGGCAAGAAGCATGCTTGAATCATGGTTCATGTACATGCGTACGTTGTTACGTGACTTCAAACTTCTAGAGAATGCGCCTGGTGCAATCCGTTCCGTGAACGGCAACGGCTCTGAAGGCGAGTTGAACACAGCTGCATAACCCGTGAACGACATGCCGTTCCCTTGTGGGTCTGCACGAAGTTCAAAATCGTTTGATGTTATGCGACGAGTTTCAACCTTTTCAGTCATGTGAATATCGTACCAAACTTGTTGATTAGATGTCTGCGAGCAGATTGAGTCGTCGTCGATGTATGTCTAATGGAACAGAACGACTTTGAATGAGGTCTGTTGGGATGATCCAAAACTTGCACAACGCATCTGGAAGAATCACACCTGATACGAGATCACATCCTTGCGCACCGTCGTAGAACGCACAGTTTGAACACATCAATCCTTCTTCTTTGAATGGGTTCTCTGTGAAGTAATGCGCCCCATCTCCACCTGATGTTTGGTCAAATTGACCGAATGTATCTGCGATGTCTTCTAGCTGTGCATAAAGTGCCTGCTGGTGCCCTGTCCACATAAAGTTTTCGTTGAGGTCACGCTGTTCCATATTTGCTACTTTACTCGCTCTTGCTATGTCTGTGCGTTCAGCCTTGATTGCATCAGCCTTCGACATAAACCAGTTCATCGCAGGTTCAGGGTCAAGAGGATTAATTCCCCATAGATAGAACGCCACAGCACCTGCACCAGGGAACTCTTTATCATCCGAGCTTGAGTTCTTGGTTGCTTCCAAATCAACTAGGTGACGTGCAGCCCAAGCGTTCGCACGAATAACTTTATCTTCCGAGATTTCGCCACGTGACATATCTCGTGCCTCTCGAACTGTGCGATCAACTAGACCATCACCTGCTAATCCTTGACCGTAATAGTCCAAACCTTTACGTGCAGCCGAACGAATATATGCAGGAACATTCAACGACACTTGGCGCTCTCCACCAGGTTGCATATCCTCGGAAATCGAAACAGCAACCATCTGATCAATCGCATCCTGCTTCGTCGTGTGGCAACCAATGACTTCGCCATCTTCTTTAATGGTTGCCCAACCTGAACAATCAGGTGATTTGTTTGTAATGAAATAAGGCATCAGACCAACAACAATACTTCAGCATCATCATCAAGCGTGGAGAACGTAATCGAACCCAATGCCAAGCAATCAATCCCACCAAGCCGTGACATCCCCTGACCAACAATGATTGCAGGTTCAGGAATGACTTCAATCTGTATCGGTATCTCAACAGGCTTGACCTGCTTCCTCAACGGCTTCTGTCGATACGGTTGCTGATAGCCGACACCATCGTCAACAGGAGGAGGTTCAGGTGGGGTTGACTGCGCTGTTGCTGTAGCAACCACATTGCCTAGATCAGAGTCAAACCTTGCGCTCTTAATGTCTCGTGAACTAGCTGACGCATCCAATCCACCTAGATCAGCGTTGGCAAATACGCCCTTAGTTGACTTGCCTTTAGCGTCAGCCTCAAGCCCACCCAATCCAATAAATCCAACAGCAGGCACCACAACAGTTGCAACAACAGCATTTGTGCCACCACCTAAAGAGGATGTTGCTGTTGCAGAATGTGTGACTATTTCTGATGCTGAAGCTGTTATTCCACCAAGCGATGATGCGCAGTTAGCAACTGTGAGAAACTGTCCACCATCAAGAACATTAGTGCTATCAAGTGTTGATGTATCAAGAATGAACGCTTGACCACCATCAAGACCGAATCCTGCGTTGTTGAGTGTGGTCGAGTCAAGTACGAACCGTTGAACGGCCATGATGAACCTAGGATGCGAGCGTCAAAGCGACGGTGAGATTCCCTGAACTAATCGTGTAAGTATCACCAGCCGTATAAGGGTTCGCTGTGATAGTGCCAGAGAACAAGAAGTTACCTGCAACAAGTGCATCCCAACAAGTGAAGTGTGTTGCATCTTCTGAACCTGCGATGTTTAGCCAACTAATATCTGCATCAGAAGCCAATGCACCAGTAGTCGAAACACCAAATGAAACAGCTTTACGTGTAGTTTCCACAGCAGGGTTTGATGTACCAGCAGCACCAGGATCACCAACATGAAGTTTAACGTATGGCATCACAACGAAAAATGTTGTTGCATTACCTAAAGCATTCATCCAAGCATTACCCAAATATGCGCCGATCCCGTGTGCCATTAGTCTTCAACCCTTTCAGTGATTGTCAAGATACGTCCATCAGCGTCACGCTCGACAGTTCGCACAGTAGGTCGTGACTCTGGAATATTTACACGAACAACTGTCTCAGGAACATTGATGATCGGTGCAGGAACATTCACTGCTGGTGGCGTATAATTCAAAACCACTTCAGGCATATTAATATTCATGTCCTGTGACTTCACCTCGTACACCGAACCAGGGTCAGCTGGATTGATTGTTGATACTGGTTGTAACTGTGTTGAAGGGACACCGGTATGGGCAATCTTTGGCAACTCCAATGCAGCCATCACCTCAGCAGGATCAAACCCAGACAGAATCAAACGCTGAGCAATTACGGACTTGCGATCTAACTCAGACAAGTTTGCAGCAGCAATATCCACATTCGCTAAAGGAACACGATACACATCCCCACCCTCAGTTGGAGCCATATCCTCAATGCGATGAATGTCATTGATCGACAAGAAGCCTGACTGCAGACCTGTTGAGAATGCTGCATAACGTGAAGCCTGATCGCCACGCAATAGACCATCAACATTGAACTTAAGGAATGCTCGACTGTCCAACAACTTCTGGTAGCCATCCTCAATCTTGGAGATGTACGGACGCAACGTGTGCTGAACGAAATGGATGCCGTTCTGTTCTACCGACGCATAAGACATAGCTCCAGCCGTAGTCACACCAAGCATTGATGGTGGGCACCTGAAGATGCGACCAATCTCCTCAATGGCAAAGCGTCGTGATTCTAGGAACTGTGCCGAATCGTTGTCGACGGTTGTCTTAGTAAACTTTGCTCCACCGAACAATATGCCTGGTCGATGTGATCGACGTAAACCTTTATGACCTTCTTCAAATCCGTTCACTAAATCTTTTGCTTGTTCACGAGTAAGGTTTCCAGGGAACTCGATGATGCCAGAAGCGGATGAGCCTTGACCGAAGAATCGTGCAGCAAACTCTTCTAATGCTTTAGCCAAACCAAGGTTCTCTTTAATGAGGTCAATCTTTGAACGACCACGCAACTCACCTGGCAAACGCATCTCAGTGATATGGATCATGTCCTCTGCTGGGATCACGTCACGTTGTTCATAGATAAAGATTGGTCTGCGTGTTTCACGGTCACGACTGCACTCAACCCGTTCAGGGTTCAATACAACAAGGGCTGCGATGCCTTGATCGTCACGAACGATGCGTGTGAACGAATTGCCATTCAAAAGAAGTGAAACTAATACCTGTTGAAAATGTTCGGTGCGAGTCACACCAGTTTCTGGGATATCCAACCATTGTGGTCTAGGACGGAATGCTTTACGTTCTGCACCTACACGAATGTAAGTATCAACAGGCAAAGTTGAAATTGAATCTGAGATGAGACGAACACACGCATAGACTGCTTCAATCTTAAGTGAATCAACTTGCGTGATTACTGTCCCAGCGTTCGTTGTCATCGAGTAGCCATCACCCATCGCATACAGCGATTGAAATGACACTGCTCGTTCTTCGGTGCCTTGGTTCAGAAGTCGTGACAACATTTACTTTTTGACCTTCCTCTGCCCACGCTCATAAGCGAATGCGAACAACAGAACTATGAACCCGATGCAAATCAGGCCGATGGGTATCGACAACAAGAATACCCCAAAACCGATCAGTGAGACAGCGAGAAGTTCTAGCAGGAAGATTGTCATGATCCTAGACTACAAAGAAACCAGGCACAGGTGCGACTTCCTGTTTAGATGTCGCACGATCTGAAGCAATAGCAAGAGCAATCGCAGCGTCAATCTTACGCTTCGACTTACCTTTAGACAGTCTCCAACCTGACTCTGTTTGTCTTTGCGCAGCCGACAACACCTGATCAGCGAACATTGGATCACCATCGTGAGCAATTATTTGATTCACAATCAACTCATATAAGTTGCCACACGCAGGAATCATTCGTGAAGCAGATTGAGGGAACTCAACCATCACATGATTCTCGGATAATACTTCAGCTGAACGCTGGAAGAACGCAGGGTCATAAGCGTTCTCCACTACATTAAATTGACCATTGATGTCACGAATGTACTGTTCAACAGCAGACACATCCATTGCGTTAGCGTCAGGATGCCAAATCTTTGATCGAACAACAACACGACCATCTTGAGGTTGTGCAATAACAACCGCTATCGAGTCATGTTTCAATGCCATATCCACACCAACGAAAGTTGGTAGATCAGGTTTGAGTTCCATATCTGAACGGCATAACTCCCAAGCACCAGCAGGCAACCAAGACTCGCCATCTGTGCGAACCCATTGATTTAACCTGTATCTGCGATAGGCAACCTCAGCCGTCTGGTTCATCGACACTTCCATATCCTCGATGTCAAGTAAACCTTCAGCCAGGTTTGGATTAGCTGCAGCCCAAGCATCACGATCCGACACAGCACAACCCTCTGGTGCTTCCCACCAAAAGAAACCAAACCGTTCATCATCCTGATCGCCAGCAATGACACGCTTGCCATAGTTGTAAAGACGACCACACAACGAATCAGGGTCAAATCCTGCGGTAGTAATACCGATGATGTGAGGATCTTTTCTTGCACCCATACCTAACGAAAGCGCATCCCAAAGATCATGATTTGGTTGTACGTGAACCTCGTCAAATATCACTGTGCTCGGGTTTAGACCCTGTTGAAGTTTTGCGTCAGCAGAAAGAACACGGTAGATCGCACCGGTGGAAGGAACCTCAACCACATCTCGATACACCTTACAAATCCCAGACAACGCAGCCGACTGACTGATCTGCCACTTTGCCTCGTTAAACACAATCCGTGCCTGCATTCTGTCACCAGCAGCCGAATACACCTCAGCGCCAGGCTCGCCCTCGATCAACCCATACAACGCACAGACAGAACCAAGCAGCGATTTGCCATTCTTACGAGCTAGTCCGATGAGGCTTCGACGGTACCGAAGCATTCCATCAGCCCTGCGCTCATACAAAGAATCCAACAAACTTGACTGCCAGTTAGTCAACCTCAGCCCCTCCCCAGCCAACACACCCTTGCTGACATGCAAGAAAGTTTCAGCGAAGTCGGTTACTAGCTCGCCATCAGAATTCGGATACAACCTCGGAGTTGACCATGTTGGTGAACCTATTTGCTTTACGCTCACGGAATTGTTCAAGTTCATTCTGGATCTTCACCTCCACGAAGCCAAGTCGTGCTCGATCAACAGGAGTGAAACCAAGCAGGGATAGACAATCTAGCACTTGCGAATCCAAAGCACGAAGAGCAGAACGATCACGCCAATCACCCTCACGCAAAACCTTCACACGTAAAGCAGCCCGTTCATCAATCTGCTCAGAAACAATCTGCAATAACTCGACATCCATCTGTGGGCTGATCCAAGTGAAACCAACATTCCAAACACGCTCCCAAAACACACGACCTGCTGTACCTAATGGACGATGAGGTTCTGGTGGTGTAGCGGAGGTGGGGATAGGTATCACTACATCAGGCAAAGGACGATGACCAGGGTTCCCTGCCCGACGCTTCTGCTCCACTGGCTTTGGTGGACGACCAACTGGTTTAGGCATTGAGGAAGTCGTGAACCTTTCCAGATGATTTCATCACAGGCAATATGCCAGTGTGCTTCTGGTATCGAGCGCAAATCACATCAACATACTTTGGGTCAAGTTCCATCAAGTATCCGATTCGGTTTGTTTCTTCTGCAGCAATCAAAGTGCTGCCTGAACCACCGAATAGGTCTAAGACAATTTGGTTTTGATTTGTTGAGTTTTCTATTGCTTTGACAATGAGTTCAACTGGTTTCATAGTTGGATGTTCGGTGCTTCGTTTTGGTCGAGGTATTTCCCAAACAGTATCTTGCTTGCGATCTGGTGGGGTTTGGTGTGCTGCTCCTTCTTTCCAACCGTAGAAAATGGATTCATGCCTGTAGTGATAATCGGCTCTGCCCATAACAAGAACATCTTTAACCCACACAAGTGTGTGACGCCATATACCAAGGTTGGTTAAAGGAATACTGAAGGCTTGAAATATGTTGCCTGAAGGCGCTGCCACATACCAGCATCCACCTTTCTTCGTAACAGCATGACCTGCAGTGAAAGCTTGAGTCAGGAATACCTGCAACGCTTCTATGTCCATATCGTCGTTTTCAATTGTTAATGCATCTTTGGTTTTGCCAACGTAAGCAACTCCATAGGGTGGATCAGTCCAAACAAGGTCTGCTTCCGAACCATCCATGAGTTCTTTCACATCGTCAATGCTTGTTGAATCGCCACACATAACTTTGTGTTTGCCAAGCAACCAAACGTCACCGGACTTAGAAGTGGAAGGTGCCTTATCAGGAACATCATCCACATCAACTGGTAACTCAACTTGCTCAACACGGTTCAACAATTCTTGAACTGCTTTATCATCCCAACCAGATGACTCCAACAGGCCAGGGTTCAACGAACCGACATCGTTGATTAGATCGGCTAATGCTTCCTCGTCGTAGTCTCCCAATTCAGCTGTGCGGTTATCAGCCAAAGCAAACGCCTTTGACGTGACCTCGTCATCATCAACCCAGACGACAGCAATCTCATCCCAACCCAAAGCCTGAGCAGCCTGCAAGGTGTGGTTGCCTGCGATGACAACGCTGTCTGATCGACGCACAACAATTGGTTTACGTTGCCCGAACGCTTCCAGGCTTCGCTTGACAGCCTCGATGTCTCCTCGCCTTGGATTGCCAGGGAGTAGCTGTAGTTCGGTGATTGGGTGCGCAAGATTCTGCAGGTCATTTTGGATCATGAGAAACAC